CCGAACGACCACATGGAGATCGGCAATCACTCGGAGTTCCTGGGTGTGATGCAGGGCTCGGACATGCTGACTCGCTGGTTCATCAACGACACGGCGAACTTCGGCACGTATCGATTGAAGGGCCACGCGGTCGAGTCGTTCTGGGATTGGGTGGCGTCGTGGGCCGTGTGCTGCGCGCTCCCGTCGGACCTTGGCCACAGCGACGAAGGCTACGTGCTCCCTCCGCTGCGGGTGATCCCCAGCTGGGTGGACGTGGACCTCACCGCAGGCGCGGAGGTCGGGTCGATCTTCCGCGTCGTCGAGACGTCGGCCACCTCCATCCACAAAGAGAAGCGCCGCACGCTGGCCGACCGCGTGGCTCGCGTCGCAGAGCTGGTTGCCGCCGAGCCCGACGAGACGTGGATCGTCTGGTGCGACACGGACTACGAGTCGGAGGCGCTCGCGAAGGCCATCCCCGAGGCCGTCGAGGTTCGCGGCTCGCACCCGCTCGAGCGGAAGGAAGCCGCGTCGCTCGCGTTCGCTGCGGGCGAGACTCGGATACTGCTTTCAAAGCCATCCGTCTTCGGGTGGGGCATGAACTGGCAGCACGCCGCGCGGCAGGTCTTCAGCGGCGCGACGTGGAGCTACGAGCTCTTCTACCAGGCGGTCCGACGGTCCTATCGATTCGGGCAGAAGCGCCCCGTCGACGTGTACGTGGTGATGGCCTCGACCGAGCGTGTGATGTGGGACGCGCTCTACGCCAAGCAGGTCGCGCACGACGAGATGCGGTCCGGAATGGCGAGCGCGATGCGGCGTGCGCAGTCGAAGTCGAGCCCGCGAGTGGCCTACGCGCCGTCGGTGCCGATGGCGATCCCGAAGTGGCTGAGGAGCGAGAGGAGCGCGGCATGAGCATCCGGGTACTGAATCAGGCGAGCGGCGAGAACTGGCATCTCTACAACGGTGACTGCGTCGAGGTCGCGCGCGCGCTGCCAGAGAAGAGCGTGGGCCTCAGCGTCTACTCGCCGCCGTTCAGCAACCTCTACACGTACAGCGACAGCGAGCGCGACATGGGCAACTCGGTCGATGATCGCCAGTTCCTCCAGAACTACGCGTTCCTCGCATCAGAGGTCCTTCGCATCACGCGCCCGGGGCGACTGTGCGCGGTGCACTGCAAGGACCTCGTGGACTACCAGGGACGCGACGGTCGCGCGGGCCTCCGCGACTTCCCGGGCGAGCTGATCCGCATCCACGAGGCGGCCGGATGGAAGTACCACTCGCGCGTGACGGTGTGGAAGTGCCCCGTCACCGAGATGCAGAGGACCAAGTCGCACGGGCTGCTCTACAAGCAGCTCCGCACCGACAGTTCGTTCTCGCGACAGGGCCTCGCGGAGTACGTGCTCGTCTTTCGTCGATGGGCCGCGGAGGGCGAGGAGATCAGCCCCGTCACGCACACGCCCGAGTCCTTCCCGCTCAAGCAGTGGCAGGAGTGGGCCTCGCCGGTGTGGATGGACATCGACCAGACCAACGTGCTGAACGTCGCCGTCGCGCGTGACGACCGCGACGAGAAGCACCTCTGCCCTCTCCAGCTGGACCTCATCGAGCGGTGCGTGAAGCTCTGGTCGAACCCGGGCGACGTCGTCTTCTCTCCCTTCGCTGGCATCGGGAGCGAGGGCGTCGAGACGCTGAAGGCTGGGCGACGCTTCGTTGGCGCCGAGCTCAAGGATGCCTATTTCGACAAGGCGATCGGCCACCTGAGGAGCGCGCAGGCGGTCAGTGGCCAGCGCTCGCTCTCGGACCTCCTGGCGGGAACGGCGCAATGAGCAAGCCGGCCTCGATCATCATGACGACCGACCACGCTGCGGTGATGCATGCGCCGTGGGTCCAGCAGTTCGACCTGCTCGACCGCTGGATGGCGGGCAGCCCGCTCGGCAACCGACCCGACGGCACGTTCGGCGACCTGATGTGCATCGATCCGCCGTACTCCGAGCGCGTGCACAAGGGTCACGACGCGGGCCCCAACGCCGATGGTGTGGACCGCGCGCTCCTCCCCTACGCCGCTTGGCGCGCGCTCGACGTCGAGCGCTTCGTCGACACGTGGGCTCCCTTCGTTCGCGGGTGGTGGTGCGTGCTCACGGACCACATCCTCGCTCGAGCATGGGAGAGGGAGCTCGAGGCGGCCGGCCTCTACCCCTTCGCCCCGTTGCCCGTCGTGGTGCCCGGTCAGACCGTGCGCCGCCGCGGGGATGGGCCGAGCTCGTGCACGACCTGGCTCGTCGTCGCGCGCCCGCGCAACAAGGAGTTCGCCGGGTGGGGCACGACGCGCAGCGACTACCGACTGCCGGTCGGAGTGGCAAACGACGCGGAGGTCACCGGCGGCAAGAGCTCCTACCTCATGAGCGAGATCGTCTCGGACTACTCGCGGCCCGGGGACATCGTCATCGATCCCGTGTGCGGGTGCGGGACGACGGGGGTCGCAGCGCGGCGCCTCGCACGCCTCTTCGTTGGGGGCGACATCGACGAGGCGCGTGCACGCCGCGCGGCCGACCGCATCTGGGCCACACGCGAGCAGCTCGTGATCCGTGCGACGACAAGCGAGCGCGAGGTGGTGCAGACGACGCTGCCCGAGGTTGCGTCATGACTGAGCGCGAGCGAATCACCCATGCGGCGATCCGCGTGAATGGCGAGGTCTGGGCGCTGCCCGCCCCCGCCCGCCACCACGTCCTCGTGCACGCGTGGTGCAGCGCCCACTTCAAGGATGGTCTCAACGGACGCCTCCGCGAGCACGAGAGCGGCTTCCTGACCAATGCTGGGCGCTACGTCGACCGTGGTGAGGCGAAGCGCATCGCCGAGGTCGCGGGCCAGCTTCTCAACGTCCCCGGGCGCAGCCACGGACTGCCGGACCTCTACTCGGAGGACGTATGGTGACCCACCTCTTCACCGGCGCGCCGTGGCCTGATCCCGGGCCGCACTACGTCGACATGCTTCTCGGCACGAGCGCCGGCTTCGAGTTCTCAGAGCGCGAAGCGCTCTACGACAAGCTCGCTGGGCGCGGGGTCAAGCTAGACCGCGCGAGCTTTCGGCGCGTCTTCGGCCTCTACCTCGCCTTCACGGCGAGGCCGGAGCAGCCCGTCTTTGGCTACTCACCTTTGGGTGGCCGATGACCGAGCACTTCCGCTGCCGCCCCCTCAGCGCGACCCTCTCGCGCGAAGCGTGCGCCGCAAAGCACCGCCGGTCCGATCCCGACGTGAGCGGCGGCCTCCGGGCGAAGGTCATCGCGGCCGACGCGTGCCATCGGTGCCCCGTCGGCGCAGCCCACGCCCGCGGCGAGGCGCCCACGGCCTGGCCCGACGGCGAGCAGCTCGTGGTCCTAGGTGCACCAAGCCGCGCCGCCCCGAGCGCCTCGGAGTCCGCCTCCACCAAGCTCGAGCTGCGCGGCGTCCTGATGCACCGTGGGACGAGCCCTGCAGTCGACGGTCGCCGGTACGCCTACAAGGGCGAACGCCTCACCCGGGCCGGCTGGGCTCGACGGCTGGGGATCTCCTACGACGCCCTTCGGATGCGCCTGAGGACGAAGTCCCTCGCCGAGGCGATCGAGATGGGCGGGCCTGGCGGGTCAGCCGCCGAGGAGCGGGCGAGGACGGCAGCCCGGTCCCGTGTCGAGCGCGCGCTCCGCAAGGCCGGCGTGGTGGTGGTGGAGGTGGTCGAGGTGAACGGCGAGATCCTGGCGAGGTGTGCCCCGTGAGCACCGAGAAGAGCACCAGCAAGAGGAAGGGACGCTACGCGGCCCTTCATGGCGACCTCTGGCGTCACCCGAAGGTGGCCGGCGGGCCGCACAAGGGGAAGGTCTACGAGCCGCTCTCGCTCGCCGCGCGAGGCCTCTGGGCCTCGCTCCTCAGCTACGCGATCGACCAGGAGACCGATGGCCGGGTGAGTTCGACGACCGTCGTGCTCGTCGCCGCGTCGTGCTCTCCGAAGGACCGCGCGTCCGCGCTCGCGGAGCTCGAGACCAACGACCTCGTGGTCGATTCGGCCATCCACGGGTTCGCCGACTCGAACATCACCGCGGCCGAATGGGCCGACTCAAAGGCGGCCGACGCCGAGAAGAAGCGCCTGAAGAGGGCGGAGGAAGCGGCCAAGCGCGAAGCGACGTCCGCCGGACGTCCTTCGGACGTCCTCAAGACGTCCGAAGGACGTCGGCAGGACAAACCGAAGACGGCGGACGGAGTCTCTCGCGCGAAGACAGAAGACATAAGACCTAAGACCTCTGAGAGAGGGGGAGAGGGCGCTGACGCGCCGGCCCCCCCCGTCCCGTCGGACGTCGAGGTCCATCCGAGACCGGTCCCCGTCGTCGCCCCGGCTCAGGCGGCGCCCATGGCACCGGTGGACCCTGGCGAGGCGCTGGTCGAGCGCGCCGCCTCGAAGGCGTCGATGGCTACCCGGCTCATCGGGCTCTACGCCAAGGCGTACGAGGGGGCGTTCAGGGACCTCTGGCAGGGCCACAGCGCCGCTCGGTCGGCCATCGACGAGACCGCGGCATGGTGCCTGTCCCAGCCTGACCCGGAGGTCGCCGCCGTGCGCTGCGTCGAGGGCGCCTACTCGACGGCGCGGCTGCTCAAGCACCGCGTGCCGTGGGCGTGGATCGCGGAGGACCCGGCGAAGTACGCGGCTTCGAGCACGCGACCGAGCACGGGCGGACCGCCGAGCAAGCCCGCTCACGAACTCATCCCGGAGGCTGACCGCAGCCCCCTGACACCGGCCGAGAAGGCCCAGCTCGAAGCGATGGGAGGCTGACGTGGATCGACTGAACTCGGTGCTCGACGACGTGCTCTCGAAGGTGCGCGGGGTCCTCGTGAAGGACCCCGCAGTCATCGCGGCCTACGAGGCCGACCAGGTCGCTGGCCAGGCGGCCTACGACCGCGCTCTGCGGAAGGGGCGGGTCATGCGCCTTCGGAAGGCCGGGGTGCCGCTGATGGACTCGGCTTTCAAGGTCCTCGAGGACCGCGGCGTCGGCGGCTTCGCGGACTGGGAGATCACCTCCGTGGCGCGCCGCTTCGGGCTCGGGCCGCGCCGCATCCTGGTCCTCACGGGCGACCTCGGCCGCGGCAAGACCACCGCAGCGGCGTGCGTGGCGTTCCCCCGGATGGAGCGCGGGCGCCCCGGCGTCGTGTACGTGCGAGAGCGCGTGCTCGCGAAGTGGCTCGGCAGCTACCGGCACGACCGCGAATGGGACGCGGCCATCCGCTGCGCGACCCTCATCGTCGACGAGCTCGGAACCGCGGTCTCGCCGCAGGACCAGGAGCGCGCCCGCATGGCGCTGCTCGAGATCGTGGACGACCGCATGAACAACGACCGCAAGACGGTCCTCATCGGCAACCTCGCTCGCGCCGACTTCGACGCGCGCTTCGACCGCCGCATGATCGACCGCCTCCGCGACATCGGCGTGTTCCACGAGGACCTCGGCGCATCGCGCCGCCGCGACGGCGGTGACGAATGACCAAGCTCGACGCCACCGCCCTCCGCGCGCTGTCCGAGGTCGATGGGCCGCTCCACGCCGCGCTCGAGCGCGCGCTCCTCGCTGGTGTCCCCACGAAGGACCTCGGCTGGTTCCGGCGCGTCCCGACCCCGTCCGAGCCCGTGCACCTCGTCGCCGGTGGGCGCGCGGTTTGGTCCGACCAGGGCGGGTGGGTCCCCGAGGCCGACCGCATCCTCGCTCACGCGGCGGGTGCGAAGTGAGCCGCCAGGTCCAGCGGCCCAAGCCCGCGCCGTACACGCGTCGCGCGCTTCCGCCGACCCCGCCGTCCAGGCCCACCGTCGCCGAGCTCTACCTCGAGCCCGACCGGCCCATGGCCCGCATCTCGGCCGTCGGCGTCGAAGAGGAGCGAGCCGCCATCGGCCCCATCGCCGGCCGCGACATCGACACCATGCAGCTGTCCCTCGATGGGCGGACGGCCCGCTACACGCTCCTGCCGCGGAGGTCGTCATGAAGGGCGCACCCACCGGCGGAGTGGTCCTCGGACTCGAGGTCGAGGCGGCCAGCTGCACCTGGGCCCTCGTCCGCCTCACCGAGCAGGGCAGCCAGGTCATCCAGTGCGGCGTGCTCCGAGCGCGCTCCCCGTGGAGCAACCGCAAGCCCGAAGCGGTCGAAGGTGACACGCGCGCCTTCGCCGAGTTCGCCGGCCTGCTCCGGGTGGTGATGAACCGCGAGCACCTCGAGGCCGTCGTCCGAACGATGGGAAAGCCCACCGTCGAGATGGGCCGCGTGCTCGGGGTCACCGACGCCGCAGCGGCCGAGGTCGGACACCTCGCCGAGGTCGACACTACGAGCGCCCAGCGGTGGGCCCGTCACGTCAGCGAGACCGACCGCCAGCGCATCACCTCGATGCTCGAGGAGGACGACACGTCGCTCCGCTGGTCGGGCTCGGTCCTACGTGCCGTCGGGGCCGTCTTGGCCGCGGGCGACGTCGACGAGCTCGTCAGCTCGGTGCGGCGCCTTCGCCGGCCGGGACCCCAACGAACCTGATCAGAGTACCGAGACCGAGAGAGAGACATGCCACACACCGACCGAAGCCACCAACATTCTCCCGATCGACAGGGTGAAACCTCAACAACTTCCACAAGCGATGTGGGTGCGGGTGTCGAGAAGCGTTCTCGCGGCCGGTTCGTAAAAGGCATCGGCCCGGGGCGTGGGAAGGGCTCCAAGCCCCCGCAACAATCGGCCTCGCGCGCGCGGGGGATCTCGGACCGGCACCGACTGTTCGCAGAGGGCATCGCTCGGGGGGAGCGTGGCCTCGACGCGGCGAAGGCGGCGGGGTTCCTCGGCAACGACAAGACGCTGACCGAGACGGCGAGCCGCCTGCAGCTTCGGCCGGACATCCAGGCGCACCTCGCGATGCTGAGGGCCAAGAGCACGACCTCGACGGTGCTCGACCTCCAGGCCCGGCTCGAGATGCTCTCGCGGATCGCGAACGGCGACCCGGTGACCCACGTGCTGAAGGACGGGTCGAGCGTCGAGGCGCCCGCGAGCGCGCGCGACCGCATCGCGGCGATCGCCGAGGTCGGCAAGCTGAAGGGGGACTACGTCAAGAAGGTCGAGCACACGGGCAACGTGAAGACGCTCGTGGAGCTCATCGACGAGCTGGACGAGCGGCGGTCGGCGGAAGCGACAGCGGCGAAGGCGGTGGGGTGATGGCGAAGGTGATCAAGAAGGGGGCGCTCCCCGTGTTCGTGGCCCGCAACACGTGTCGCGACTGCAGGTCCGAGGTCGAGTACACGCGGGCCGACGTCGAGGGTGACCAACGCGAGGGGAACTACGTCCGGTGCCCGGTGTGCAAGGCACTCATCGCGGAGTCGACGCTGAAGTGGAAGGCGAAGTCGTGAACGGGCTCGACCTGTTCCGGTGCCTCCCGCTGAGGTGCACCCTCACCCGCTCGAGCTGCGCGAAGAGACACCTCGAGGTGTCCCCGCTCGCCGGCTCCCCAGGCGTGCAACGGCCGACCGCGGGCGAGTGCCGGGGCTGCGTCGTCGGCGAGGCCCACGCCCGAGGTGAGCGGCCGGAGACCTGGCCCGATGGGGCGGCCATCACCGAGCGCCCGGCGCTCTCGACGCCCGTCCCCACAGAACCGTCACCGTCGCTCCGGGCTGGCCGCTCGGTGCTCATCGAGATGCGAGCACGCACTGCAGCCGCGCGCGTCACCTCCACGTTGGCAAGGCCAGCGATCCGCCCACCACCACGACCGAAGGAGAAGCCCGTGTCACCCAATCGAAGGAACGGCGCCGAGAGGCGCATCACGCTCAACGGCCGCACCGACAACCTCACGGGGTGGGGAGAGGAGCTCGGACTGACCGGGGCCGCCATCGCCCACCGTCTCGCCCGCGGCTGGACCGAGGAGGAGGCGCTGACCATCGCCAAGGGCTACTCACCTGAGCGCTTGAAGAGGACGGGGCGTCCCAAGTCGGAGCCCCCGCGACCAGGGGCCGAGGACGCCGCCGGGGGGTGTGACTGCGGAGGCGTGGGCACCTGCCGCTACTGCGTGGCGAACATGGCCAACCTGCGACGCGAGCTCTTCACGAAGGACGCTCGGCTGGATGGCGCCGCCACGGCCACCACGGTCGGGCAGTACGTCCGCGCTTGCCGCCTCGCAGCGTGGCTCAGTCTGCGCGACGTAGCCACCGCCCTCGATGCCGCAGTGGGCGGCGGCGTGGACCATGTGTTCGTGGGCGAGGTGGAGCGCGACCGGCGTCCGCTCCCGCGCGCCATGTGGGCAAGCCTCAAGACCGTCATTCCTTGCCTCCACCTTGATGCGATGGAGGAGCTTGCCGAGGTCGAGTCCAAGAGCGCGATCGACTGGCTGCGCGTGCTGGGCTTCGCGGTCGAGGACGCGGGCATGTCGCCCAACGGCCGCCACGTGCTGCTCGTCGACGCCGGCGTCGCCCGGGGGGCAGCATGAAGCGCGTCGTCATCAACCGGGCCGTGGTGCGCGGCATGAGGAGCGTGCTGAACGCCGTCGCGCGCTTCGAACCGACGCCGGAGGCGGCGCAGGCGAAAGCGTTCCTCGAGGTGCTCGTCGAGCGCTTCGACGAGAAGGGCCTCGAAGAGCACGAGCTCACCCTCGAGCCATGCGCGACGCTCGAAGATCTCGTCGTCGCGCACGTGCGTCGGCACGGACCAGCCAGCCTATTCGGCCGCATCCGCGATTGGACGGGCGCGTATCCCGTCGAGGGGCCCGCGGCGCAGGTGCTCGCTGATCCTGGCGGTCGCACTGGGCTTGGCATCGACGAACTCGACGGCGACGACCTCCGCGCGCTCATCGTCGAGCGCGATGCCAAGATCACCGAACTCCATGGGATCATCGAGGCCGTCAACGCGTCGTCCCGAGGCCCGAAGGACGCGGTCGAGCGCCAGGAGGCCCGGGTGGAGCGCCAGGAGCGCCACACCATCGATGCGCTGCGGGCGCAGATAGCCGCGATGCAGAAGCTCCACGCGGAGTCGCGCGTGGAGGCCGACCTCGCCGCCGCTCGCCAGCTGCTCGCCGACAGGTACGCCGCCATCCGCGAGCTCGAGGCGCAGCTCGCTTCCGCCAAGGCGGCGGTCGACGGCGCGGCCGAACTCGAGCGGAGGCTCGCCACCATCGAAGCGGAGCACGCCGCCGAGTGCGAGGGATACGAGCTGGCTCTGAGCGGTGCCGACTCGCGCGAGGCCGAGAGCACCAACCTGATCCTCGCGCAGGCCGTCGTGCTCGTGCGGGAGCTGGGGACGCGTGTGAGCCGTCGCTCTCGTGCGGAAGGGTGCGACTTCGGGCCGTGAGCGAGGCGGTACTCAGAACCATCGACCGCTGGAGGTCTGATCCCGTCGAGTTCGCCCACGACGTGCTCGGCATCGATCCATGGGTGGACGACGACGGGTTCGACTCGCAGGCGAGCGTGCTGCGCTCCAACGCGTTCGACCTCACGAGCTCGACGCGGAGCGGCCACAAGACCGGTAAGTCGACAGATGCTGCCGTCATCGCGCTCTGGAACTACTGCCTGTTCCCCGGCGTGCGCGTCATCCTCACCGCGCCCACGTGGCGCCAGATCGAGGAGGTGATCTGGCGCGAGGTCGGGATCCTCTACCGACGCGCGAAGAAGCGCGGGTACGACCTCGGCGGCAAGCTCAACGAGCGTCCCGACCGCGGTCTACGCGGCGACCAGGACCGCGAGGTGTGGGGCTTCTCGACCGACGACCCGGACCGCTTCAGCGGCATCTCCGGTGCGCGCGTCGTGTACCTCCTCGACGAGGCCGCGGGCATCGACGACGCGATCGACGAGGCCATCGAGGGCAACAGGGCGGGCGGCGCGCAGAAGCACTGCTACGGCAACCCGACCCGCACCGAGGGGTTCTTCTTCCGCTCGCATCACGAGGAGTCGGACGCCTACAAGCTCCACCACCTCAACTCCGAGCGCACGCCCAACGCGCGAGGCCTGGGCGCCCCGATCCCCGGCGTGGCGACGAAGGACTGGGTCGAGCGCAAGCGCAAGCAGTGGCACCCGCACGAGACCCATCCGATCTACGGCTACCGCGTGCGCGGCGACTTCCCTGCGCAGGCCTCGCACTCGGTGTTCGGCCTCGCCGCCGTCGAGGCCGCGATTCGCCGGTGGGTCCCCGTCTGCCCCGAGGTCCACCTGACGAAGCGCCTCGAGGTGGGCCTCGACTGCGCGCGCTTCGGCGATGACTCGAACGTCGTCTTTCCCCGTCGCGGGCCGTACGGCTACGCACCGACCGCGACGGGCGGCCAGGACTCGATCCAGGTGGCGGGCTGGGCCCGCAAGGTCATCAACGACCTTCGCACGCCGACCGAGCGCTCGCGCGGGCCCAAGCCTCGGGTGAAGGTCGACGTGATCGGAATCGGCGCGGGCGTCTACGACCAGCTGAAGGCCAGCGCGCCCGAGATCGAGGTGGTGCCCGTCAACGGCAGCTCGTCCCCGACGCAGGAGCCGAGCGACGGTGACCCCGGCTACGTGAACCTCCGCGCCGAGGTGCACTTCGCTGCGGCCGAGTGGACCGAGACGGCGATGCTCCCGCCCGACCGGGAGCTTCGCAGCGAGCTCCTCGCGGTGCGATACAAGTTCGACAAGCTCGGGCGCGTCCAGGTCGAGGAGAAGGACGCTCTGAAGGAGCGCATCGGGCGCAGCCCCGATCGCATGGACGCGATGACGCTGTCCGTGCACGACCCGAAGGTGTGGTCGCCGCGCCCGCTGCGTGTGGGGGCGCTCTCGGGATGACCGTCGAGGTGGCGATCGCCTCGACGCGCGCGAAGTGGAGCCACGCTCCAGTGGACGTCCACGACATCGAAGAGCGCCTCGCGATGCGCCAGGTCGACGCAGAGGTGGTCCTGCATGGCCCGCAGCCTCACTGCCCAGCGGCGCGGCTGTTCGTGCGGCACGGTGACCGATGGCGGTCCGCCTACGTCCACCGCGCACAGGACACCGACGAAGCGCTCGACCGATGCATGAGGGGACGATGACTGCGACGGTCGAGACGGCGCCGCAGGACGGCCTCTGGGAGGTCGATCGCTTCACGATGACCTATCAGGGCAGGTCCGAGGCGCTGGTTCTGGTGGCGCGGACCAGCGTCCTCGTGGCGCTCGAGTGGTGGCTCATCGTGCAGGGCGTCCAGCGGGCCTGACCCTAGACGGCTTCGCGGCGTTCGCCCGAGCGTGGGCCCGTGGACCCCGAAGAACTGATCAAGGCCCTCGTCAGCAAGCGCGACGGGTACGAGGGGGACCTCGCTTGGGAGAAGTTTCTCCTCGACGCGTACGCCGGCACCGGCGGGTTCCAGGGGAAGGTGCGCCAGCCGCTCTCGGGCTTCTGGGGCCCTGGCAGCGCCATCTACCAGGGGCGAGCGTGGGCCGACGATGCGGGCGACGAAGGCGACATCGACACCTACCTCGACCGGTTCCCACGCGAGGACCTGGCGAAGTTCGCGCGCCGGGCGGCGATGGCGCACTACCCGAACCCCGTCGAGCCCGTCGTCGACATCCGCCTGAGCTACCTCCACCGCCGGCCCCCGACGTATCGAGGGACCGAGGTCGTCGAGGGGTTCTTGGCCAATGCCGACGGTCAGGGGCGCCCGTGGGACACGCTCCTCCACGACACCATCCACCTCCGAGCCGAGATCCTCGGCTGGTGTCCGGTGCTCTTCGACATGCCGCGCACCGATGAACCCGTGACCTCGCGCGCGGACGCGAAGGAGCGCGGGATCATGCCGTACGCCACGCCGCTGTTCCCCGGGCAGATCTACGACTGGTCGTTCGAGCGCGGCGTGCTCCGCGCGGTGAAGATCGGCACGTGGTGGGACGAGCGGCCTGACCTGCTGCTCGGGCCGTGCACGAAGGTCCACGGGATCTCCATCTGGTACCCGGACCGCGTCATCACGTACGAAGTCGTGAAGGACGAGAACGGAAAGCACGTCATCCGCAACGAGGCGGAGCGCCCGAACCCGTGGGGAGAGATCCCGCTGCGTGTGTGCGTGCCCAAGCCGTCGCAGCTGCCGCTCCGCGGACTGTCGGCCATCGGCACCGTCGCGAAGCTGGCCAAGCGCCTCTTCAACTATTTGTCCGAGCTCGACGAGCACATGCGCTCGAGCGTGTTCGCCCTCTTGCAGGTGCCGACCAACGACCCGGAGAAGATGGGGACGGTCCTCGGCGGCGCGGGGAACGCGCTGCCCATCCGCTACGACTCGTCGGTCGAGTACAAGTTCCTCAACCCCGACACCGCGATCCCCGTCGTCTACGAGAAGCGCATCGAGGCCACCGAGAAGGCCATCGCGCGGAACGCCAAGACCGGATACGCGGCGAACGACACGAAGCAGGTCCAGAGCGGGCTCAGTAAGGCGTTCGACTTCGAGACGATGAACCGCTCGCTCTCGGACACCGCCAAGCACCACGCCGCGTTCAACGAATCCGTGCTGCGCCTCGTCGCGAGGATGGACGGCGTCGGCGATGAGCAGGTCGAGAAGATCACCGTCACCCCGCAGACGCGCTTCGACGTCGAGGAGCTGTCTGCCGAGTTGGAGAACGCGCTCGCCGCGACGAGCCTCCCTCTCGGGCCCACCGCCATCGCCGAGATGACGAAGCGCCTCGTGCGCCAGCTCCTGCCGAACCTCGAGCCCGAGAAGCTCGCTCAGATCGACTCCGAGATCGACGGGCTCGCGCTCGCGGCGGAGCAGGCCCGCGCGGCAGCGGCCGAGGTCGACGCGGAGCCAGACCCGGAAGACGGGATGGAAGAGGACGAGCCCGCTGACCCGAACGAGAAGGCCGGCAGCAAGAAGGCCGCGTGACCCGGGCGCTCGCGCGCCGCACCGACGCAGAGCGACGGGCGGCTGACCGAGCACGGCGAGCTCGCCGTCGCATGCTCACCGCGCAGCGTCGGACCGAGGCGGAGCTGGCGCGCACCTGGACCCGCATCGAGGAAAGCCTCCGCGCCACGCTCTCGGGCCTGCTCCGAGACGACGCCAGCATCGAAGCCATCCTCGAGCGGCTGCGCGCCGAGGTCCGCCCCACCGCACGCGCGCGCCTCGATGCCATCGTCACGGGGACGCGCTCGGCGGCCGGGCACGGTCACGCTGCGGGCGTCTCCACGCCAGAGGCCGCGTTCGGCGAGCTCGGCGCGGCTGCGTCCCGACGCATCGCCGCCGGCATGGCGCCCGACGCAGCTACGAGGTTGGCGACGCGGTACCTCGACGGCGACCGAGCGATCGGAGGCCTGCGGCTCTCCGAGCGCCTCCATGCCCGCTCCGAGGAGAGCGTCCGAGCCCTCGCCGTCGAGCTCCGTGATGGGATCCGCGCGGGGCGCACGGTCGCCGACCTGGCGCAGTCACTCCTCGAGGTGGACGACGTCCGCGTGGCGCTGCCGCGCTACATCGCCGACCTGCGCGCCGCGGTGCGAGTGGGGGACCGCGTGCGGCTGCGCGCCGCGGTGAACGACCACGTCGGCAGCGTCAACCGGCTCACCGACCCGACGCTGCGCGCTGCAGCTCGGCGCTTCCAGCGCGTGGCCATGCGGGCGACCAACGAGGACCTCGAGCGCCAGCTCGGATACTGGATCCGCGACCGTGCGCTCTACACCGAGCGCGTCGTGGCGCGCACCGAGACCGCGCGCGCGTTCACCGCCGCGTTCCACGAGAGCACGCGCGAGCAGCCGTGGGTGAAGGGCTACCGCTGGGAGCTCTCCCCTCAGCATCCGCGCCCCGACATCTGCGACGTCTACGCCGCGCAGTCGATCGACGGCCTCGGCCCAGGCGGCTACGAGGTCGACGGCGTCCCGACGTGTCCGGCGCATCCGAACTGCCTCTGCTTCACGACGGCCATCCTCGACGACCGGCACTTCGAGCGCGAGCTCGCCGAAGCGCGGGGGGAGCCGCCACCGCCAGAGGGATGGCGAGACCCGCATCACGAGACCGCCGCGGAGTGGATCTCGCGGCAGCCGCCGTCGATGCAGCACGAGATCCTCGGGCCCGGTCGCCTCCGCGCGTTCCAGCGGGAGCCGTCCCGTGTGGTCGGGCCCCGAGGCGCGTTGCGACCGCTCTGGGAGGTGGAAGGCCGGTCCCGACCCGTGCCTCCGCCGCGACGGTGGGAGCGCGCGACCGAGCGGGATCCGTTCCGCGAGGCGGGCTCCAGAGCGCCAGTTCCCGTCGAGCCCGCAGGCGAGGTGCCTGGGTCACGGGCCACCTACCGCTACACGCACGCGATGGAGCTCGTCGCGGGCCCGCCGCTGACCGCCAGCGAGGCGCGCGCCGAGCTGCGCGAAGCGCTGCCTCGCTGGACTGCGGCATCCACGGCCGACCGGGCCGAGTGGCTGCCCGCTGGGTCGCGCGTCCGCCGAGCGTTCCGCGGCTACATGCGGTCGAGGGGGATCCTTTCGCGCGACGTGATGCGGGAGCTCGAAGGGGCGGCCGAGATGCGCTTCGAGACGATGCCCGACCCGCGTGTTCTCGCCTACCACAGCATCAGGCGCGGCGCGATCGGCATCGGGTCTCCATCGCGGAGTGCGTTCGGCTCGGCGGCGGCGATGGAGGCGCTCGACGGGCGCGCGGGCCCCGCGCGCGACATCGACGATCACTTCTCGACCGTCTTCCACGAGGAGCTCCACGGTGCATCGTCGATGAACGCCCGCACGGCGTACGTGCGACACGGACGCGTCCTCGAAGAGGCCTGCGTCGAGATGACCGCCCGCCGCCTGACCGGGGAGATGCTCGGCCGCGATGCTCCCACGTCGGGCGCGTACCAGACCTACCTCGCCGCGATGGCCGCGGCGCTGCCGGAGAGCTACCGCGCTGGGCGCCCGCTTCGCGAGTCCCTCCGCCGCATCAGCGACGCGTGGATCGGCATGCTCCAGCGCGGGCCAGAGACCATCACCACCGCCGAGGAGTACTCGGACGCGCTCGCCGCGGAGCTTCCGGAAGCGACAGCCGAAGAGCGGGCGGAGTGGGGCCGCACGCTGCGCCGCTTGATCCCTGCCAACTAACGGACTGGGTCGCCGACGGGCTCGCGGAGCGCGATGCCAGTGCGCTCTGACCAGGCTCGACGCAGCGCCTCGAGGTTGGGCGGGACGTCATCGAGGAACAGCAGCGACACCACGTGGAAGGTGGACAGGGGCGGGGTGCCTTCGAAGGCGTCGAGGAGGCGCTGCCAGAGGTCGAGGAGCGTGGTCCTGTCCTCCGTGGGCGGCTGGTCGCCGAGCGCCTCAAGCGCTGCGCGTTGCTCCTCGTTCACCGACTCAAGCATGGGTGCGCTGGGTGCCCAGCGCAACGCGTGGACCGCTTCGCCCGCTTCGCCTGAGCGTGGGCCCACGACGCGCGAACCGCGTTGGAGCCGCTCACGAGCACGCGCCTCGCGAGGTCACCGGCAAGCAGCGCGGAAGGCGCCACGCGGCGCTCACCAACCGCGGAGTCACGAGAACCATGAACAGCAAGCTCCTCCTCGCATTCCTCCTCGCTGGCGGGCACCTCGTGCCCGAGTCGCCGTTCCTTTGCTCGGCGCCCCCCGAGGGAGACGACGGCGGAGGCGGCAATGCCCCGCCCCCCAAGACGTTCACCCAGGCCGACGTCGACGCGGCCGTGACCGCTCGTCTCGCGCGAGAGAAGGCCGGGCAGGCGAAGGTCGTGGCCGATGCGGTCGCGGCCGAGGCCGCGAAGCGCGCCGAGCTCGAGGCGCAGATCGCCGACCTCAGCGCGAAGATGGAGGACGCAGGGAAGTCGGGCGCGGAGAAGGCCCAGGCCGAGGCCGCTCGAGCTGCCGCCGCCGCAAAGACGCGGCTGGACGCTGCGGCTGCCGAGGTCGCGGCGCTCAAGAAGGCCACCGAGGCGAAGGACGCGGAACTCGCGAGCGCGAAGCACGCCCACCGCACCGACCTCTTCAAGATCGAGCTGTCGCGGGAAATGCTCGCCGCGAAGGCGCTGCCGGCCGCTGTCAGCGCGGCGGTCGACCTGCTCGTCATCAAGGGCGAGCTGGCGTTCAACGACGATGGCCGGCCCACCCTGAAGCTCGGTGAGCGCGTGTTCGACAAGCCCAGCGAGGCAGTCGCCGCGTTCCTGAAGGACCACAGCTACTTCGCCAGCCACCCCGGCGGCGGCAACGGCACGAAGAACACCGGCAACGGCCAGTCGGACGACCCCGCTTCCCTCGAGGGCTTGTCCTCGGGGCAGCTGCTCGCCCGTGGCCTCGCCAAGCGCGCGCCCGTCAACGGGCCCGACGTCCCCGGCGCGTAGTCCGGGATCAGATTTCGGGCCGCCGTCGCGGCCTCGATGAGGAGACACGACGATGGCCCTGACACTCTACGAAGCTCACAAGCGCAGTCGGAATCCGATCACGCGCGGAGCGTTCCTCGCGATCGCCACCTCGGACGAGATGCTTTCGATGCTGCTCATGAAGCGCATCGCTGGCGCGGCCGACGTGTACAAGCGCGAGAAGTCGCTCCCGACCGCGGAGTGGGTCGCCCCCGACCACGTCAGCATCGCGGAGTCCTCGGGCACCGACGACCAGATCGTGGCGCCCCTGCGGCTCATGGTCAGCGACGTCGACACCTACGACTTCTTCGAGGACCAGATGAGCGACGAGGGTTCGCAGATGGCGGACCAGCTCGACCGCAAGCTCAAGGCGGCGGGCCGCGCGATCGCCCTCGCGGCGATCGAGGGCGGCTACATCACGGGCGCGACCATCTTCCCCGCGATCACCGGCGTCACCTTCTCGTCCGCCGGTCCGCACATGGACAGCGAGCGGCAAGGCCCCGGCGACATCAAGTACGTCACGGCCGGCACGCTCATGAGCTACCGCGCCCCCGGCGACCGTACCTACGGCGCGGCGGTGAACGTGGGCTCCAACGGCACCTACACGCTGCCCTCGGACAACCCCAACAAGTACATCCGCGTGACCATCGTGAGCGCGTCGCTCCCCGGCGCCGGCACCGAGGTGAACATCACGTTCACCTCGAGCACGAACCAGCCCGACGGCCTCAAGAAGGCTCTGCCGCTCATCCATCCGCAGACCATCGCGAGCAGCGGCGCCAACGGTGACGCGCTCGGGTTCGGCGTCATGAACGCGATGATCGATCAGAAGGTGAAGACCCGCTCGGGCCCGCTCGCCTTCGTCGGCAACGCACTGCTGAAGGGCAAGTTCCTCAACCTGCTCGCGGCCCAGGGCGGTTCCACGGCCGGCGAGATGGCGATCCCGGGCTTCAACGGCAAGGTCCCCACCTTCCGCGGGATCCCGTTCCTCCAGAACGACAACATCCCGAGCACCGAGTCCAAGGGCTCTGGCACCACGCTTTCTTCCCTCTTCCTGATGGACTTCGGTCCCGAGGGCTTCGGCATGTCGGTCGGCGGTGGCGGCGAGGAGGGGCTCGTCTCCAAGCTCACCCCCATGGAGGTCCGCATCATGGGCCTCCGCATCCGCGAGGTGGGCGAGCTCGAGAGCAAGGAAGCCCAGCGTCGCCGCGTGAGCTTCTACGGCTGCTTCACCCTGAAGAGCGAACTCGCTGCGGCTCGCGCGGCCGAGCTCATCACCGCCTGATGCTGAGCGCTGAGCAGATTCCTCGGGATCCCCACAGCGGCCTTGTCGAAGGCCGCTGGGGGCTCCTGTTGGGCGAGCCGCTCAACCACGGCGTCGCTGGCGTCGTGTTCGTCGAGGGCCAGTCCGAGGAGATGGAGCCGCGCGTGCTCACGCGCATGGTCGCCATCTTCGGGGCGTCTGGCGTCGCTCTCGCGCGGCGGCTCGACGACGGTGGGGTGGAGACCGTCCCGCCCCTGGTCGAGGTCGAGGACCTCGTCCTCACGACGCTCCAAGGGCGCACCGAGCATCCTCTCTGGGATGCTGTCGTCGACGCGATCTACGCGGGTCGGCACCAGCGGCTCGAACAGGAAGAGAAGGCAGCGGCCGAGGCCGAAAGGCTTCGCGTCGAGGCCGAGCGCGCGGCAGCCGAGGCGCAAGCGGCAGAAGTCCGAGCCAAGGCGGAGGCCGAGGCGGCGGAGGCGGCGCGCGTCGAAGAGGCGCGTGTCGCGGCCGAGCGCGCGGCAGCCGAGGCGCCCCGCGTCGAGGAGCCCAAGGCAGCGGAGCCCGAGCCCGAGGTCGCTGTCCCCAGCGCCGAGCCCGAGGCGCCCGTCGACTCGGCGCCCGAGTCGTCCACCAAGAAGACGAAGAAGCGCTGACATGACGCGCGTGGACCATCGACGCCTCGACGAGGCGCTCCGGCGGGTCGAGCGAGAGCTCGAGGTCCAGCACACGCGCGCCTTGTCGATGATCGGCGACCGCATCGTCAACGATGCTCGCCGCACCACACTCTTCCGCGACCGGTCCGGGGCGCTGCGCAGGTCCATCCTGCGCGGGCCCGTGGTCGGGTCCAAGACGCATCTCTCGATCGACGTGACGGCGGGCGGCGCTCGCCTGCGCTACGCGCTCGCGATCCACGACGGCAGCCGTCCGCACGACATCCGCCCCTCGCGTCGCAAGGCGCTGCGGTTCGTCAGCGGCGGCGGCTTCGTGTTCACCCAGCGGGTTCGCCACCCCGGGACGGCGCCCAGGCCGTTCCTCACGGAGGCCGTCGAGAAGAACGGCGCCTTCGCCGAGCAGACCATCGCGTCTGCCACCCAGCTCGCTTTCGTCCGCGCGGGGCTCGCATGAGCCTCGACGTGGACAGCGTGTGCACCCACGAGGACCTCGGCGAGGAGGTCGGCGGAGTGCCCGAGCTCGAGAACGTCCTCCCGGCTTCGTGGGGCGGCAGTTCCCTCAACGCGCGCGCGAAGGCGCTGCGCGATGTGCTCAAGGCCCTCGGGCGTCGCACCCCGCCCGTCTACGACAGCGACATCCAGGACCCGACCGAGCTGCGCGACGCGGTCACCTATGGGGCCGCAGAGCGCGTGTACCGCGCCGCGATGACCACGCCCGACAGCGTCTTTTCTGCGCAGCAGAAGCTCTACGACGGGCGCTTCAAGAGCGAGGTGCTCGGGCTCCAGGTCACCGTCTCGTCCTCGACCCGCGCCCACCCGGGACTCGGCGTCCCGATGGAGCGGCGATGAGCTACGACTCCGCGACCGACCCCGTCGTCGACTACCTGCGCGAGGTGTTCAAGGCCGGCGTCAACGCCCGCTGCGAGCCCACGCTTGGCGCCGGCTTCCCGGCGATCCGCACGACGCGGAACCACGCCCTGGCGCTGGAGAGCTTCGCCTCGGCAGAGCTCCCGCAGCTGGGCTGCTACGTCGACAGCCAGCGGACCGTCGTGCGCGGCAAGCGCTCGCGCGACGAGGAGCTGGTGACGCTCGTGCTCGAGTACACGGCCCCGGTCACGCCGCTCTCGAAGCTCCAGACGCGCTGGCCGCTGCTCCGCTTCGTGTGGCGGGAGCTGGCGCGCATGCTCCGCACCGGCAAGGCCCAGGGCGTGTGCTGGGCGGAACCGATCGGGCTCGCTTGGCACGACAGCGACGACGACCGCGTCGACTTCGACTTCGCGACCGACGGGGAGTCGGCCTACCCCCACTTCCGCGCGACGGTGCAGCTCGAGCTCCGCTCGCCAACCGACGGCAGCGAGCTGCTCCCGTACCTCACCGCTCTCGGGGTGGATGTCCACCTGATGGGCACCGACCTCGCGCCCGGCGACCAGCCGATCGTGAGCGTCGACGCGCTGACCGACGCTGGCGTCGAGGCCGTGGCTGCGGACGGGGATCCATTCGATGACGCGTCGGCCGACGCCGAAGAGGAGGCCCCTTGACTGTCCCGGCCTCGCGTCTCGATCTCTACGACGCCCACCGCGTCGTCACCCCGCACGTCGTGCACGACTCGACCTTCGAGCTGGGCATCGACTCGCGCGTATGGGGCTCGTTGGTCGCCGTCGGCGGCACGGTGGCGCACTCGGCCACCGATGGCTCGGCGCAGGTCTCGTGCACGGGGTCCTCCGGGTCGAGCGCCAAGCTCCGAACCCACCGGGCCCACCGCCGAGGAGCGGGGGCGATCCGTCAGGGACTCTCCCTCGTGCACTCCGACGCTGGAGCGGTCTCCCAGCGCCGCCGCTGGGGCCGCTTCGACGACAACGACGGGGCCTTCTTCGAGCTCCTGGGCACCGCTCTTCGCGTGGTCACCCGCTCGAGCGTCAGCGGAGCGCCGAACGACGTCCCGATCCCCGCGGCGCAGTGGAACGCGAAGCCGGGCTATTCGATCGACCTAACCATCCCCCACCTCTTCGAGGTCGCGGTCGAGGGCTACCACGGCGCCCAGCGAGTGCGGTTCTTCGTCGATCGGCAGCTCGTGCACACGGTGGAGCTCACCGCGTCGCTCCAGGCTCACGCGAAGCGCTCGGCGCTGCCCGTGTCGGTCGAGGTCGAGGCGATCGGCGGCACGTCTGCGGGGTGGATCCGAGTCCACGGCTCGGCGGTCATCTCGAGCTCTGCGCCCGCGCCGGGCGATGGCGTCTCCACGGACGTCTCTCGGGCGACTGCGGTCGCAGGCGTGCCGCTCGCCTCTCTGCGCCTGGCCGCAGGCGCGGGCTCGACCGTGCTCCGACCCCGGCGCCTGGGCATCATCGTCGACGGCTCTCCAGGGCTCGTCAGGCTCGTCCGCGGCGGGACCCTCACCGGCGCCAGCTGGGCAGCCGTGGGCGCCACGCAGGCTGAGGTGGACGTCGTGGCGACCGTTCTGACCGGGGGCGTGCCGCTCGGCGCGTGGCCGGTGGCGTCCAGTCAGGCGCTCGACGTCGACCTCGAGGCTCTCTTCGCTGAGCCCCTCTCGCTTCGCTACGCGGCGACGCCGCAAGAGGACGTGCTCACGGTCGTAGGTGTTTCGCTGTCGGGCACTCCGACGGCTCGGTTTGGTCTCGCCTGGGGCGAGGTCCGGTAGGAGGCTGCGCATGGCTCTCACGAGCGTCATCGACACGAGCAACAAAGTCCCGCGGGCCTACATCAAGGTCTCGCTCGGCGTCGGCCCGCGCAGCGCTGGAGCGGCACCGCTCCGGATTCTGTGCACCGGCAACAAGACGACCGCCGGCACCAAGGCGGACGCGACCATCAACCAGGCGTTCTCGCCCGAGGAGGCGCGGACCTTCTGGGGCGCGGGCAGCGAGCTCGCGCTCATGGTGCAGGCCGCGCTCCGTGCCTACCCGGGCGCGGCCGTGTTCGGCGGGACCATCGCCGAGAGCGCTGGCGCCCCGGCTGCCGCAACCATCGTCTTCACCGGCACCGCCACCCAGGCGGGCACGGTCGAGGTGTGGATCGCTGGCAAGCGCATCGTCGCCGCGTTCGCGGTGGGAGACGCCGCTGCCGCCGTCGCCACGGCCGTTCGCGATGCCATCCTGGCCGAGCAGGACCTGCCCGTGACTGCTTCGGCGGCGACCGGGACCACGACGATCACGGCGAAGGAGAAGGGCCCGCGCGGCAACCTGATCCGGACGCGGGCGTCGAAGAACGACGGCGCGGGCATCACCATGACCCCGCCCGCGGCGACGCTCGCCGCGGGTACCACGCTCGACAGCCCGGTGGCGCTCCTCGCGGCAGCGGCGCCGAGCCGGTATCACCTCATCGTCGCGCCGTACGTCACCGCGACCGAGCTCAACCTCTACAAGACGCACTGCGACACCTACGCCGAGCCCGTCGAGGGCAAGCGCCAGCGCTTCATCGCGGCGATGAACGACACCTTGGCGAACACCAAGACCGTCGCCGACGCCGTGAACGCCAAGCGCGGCCAGATCGCCTGGCTCGAGAACTCCGAGACGCTGCCGTCGATCATGGCCGCGACGCTCGCCGGGCTCACCGTGCTGCGCACCTCGAGCGACCGCAGCCGGGACCTCAACGGCGAGGTCCTCCGCGGAGCGGTCGGCCCCGCATCGGACGCGGACTACCCGACGGGGACCGAGCAACAGCAGGCGCTGAACTACGGCATCACGCCGCTCACCGTCGCCTTCGGCGAGGTCGTCGTGATCCGCTCGATCACAAACTACCACCTGAACGGGACCATCCCCGACTACGCGGTGCTCGACACCTACTACGTCGACGTCCCCGACTTCGTGGCGGACACCATCGAGGGCAACTTCGCGGGCGCGTTCAAGAACTTCAAGCTCGCGAACGACGATCCCGACGAGCCGCCGCCCGCCAAGACCGCGACGCCCAAGACGATCCGCGACTGGCTCTACCGGCAGGCCAAGGCCCTCGAAGGCTCCGCCGGACAGCCGCAGGTCATCCACAACGTCGACCTCTACCTCGATTCCCTCGTCGTCGAGCTCGACGCGAGCGCGAAGGGTCGCGCGAACGGCGTCGTGCCTGCGGACGTGATCGAGACCTTCCACCAGCTGGGCATCGACGTTCAGCAGAACGGCTGAGGAGAACCACCATGGCGCGCGACATCTACGAAGGCCCGGCCGAGCTCTACTTCAACAACTCGCTCCTCGCGGAGGCGCGGTCCGTGCGCGTGGCGATCACCGGCAACAACCGGAAGGTCTACACGATGAAGAAGGGCCTCGCGGGCCGCTCCCGGGGCCCCGTCGAGGTCGAGGTCACCGTCGAGAACGCCGTCCCCAAGGGCGGGCTCGAGGCCGACTTCAACGTGCTCTGCGTCGACAACGAGGACGTGGACATCGTCTACGTCCAGGCGGGCAAGCGCATGATCATCGAGGGGTGGATCGAGTCGGTCGACAACTCCCAGGGCACTGACGACTCCGCAGCGGTGTCGTTCACCGCGATGGCCGGCAAGCCGCGCTTCACCAGCTGATGGCGAAGTTCACCGACGAGCACGTCCAGAAGGTCATCGGCGGGACGACCGAGTTCTCGAAGATCGACTTTCCCGGGCGCCCCGCCGTGACGGTCGCGGTGCGCGCGCTCTCCGACAAGGAAGTCGGGGGCGCGAAGATCGACGCGCAGGTGCGCCTCCGCGAGATCGCGAAGCAGCGCGGGTGGCAGGCCGACGTCGTGTCGATCGTCGACCTCGATCCCGGCTTCTACGACCGACTCGTCTCGCACGAGGTCATCTGGCGCGCGTACTACGACGCGGAGACGGTCGACGTCGAAGGGCGGAAGCCCGAGCGCTTCTTCCCCACGAGCGGGCATGTCGAGACGCTCGACGGCAACGCCACCACGGCGCTCATCGAGGCGTACGCCGAGCACCAGTCGATGGTGAGGCCGCTGATGGCGGCCGACGCTACCCGCGTCGAGGAGGTGATCGAGGCGCTAAAAAAAGGGCAGCTCGCGGAGGCGAGCTTCTCCACGCTCGATCGGCCCACGCTTCTGCACTGCGTGACTTCTTTGGCGCGCCTTCTGCGCTCGAGGTCACCGACGAACAAGTCCTCTTCTTCCTCCTGACGATGAGCGTGAGACCGCATGGCAAGAGCACCGAGGGTGACGGCGAGGATCGAGGCCGACAGCGGCCCGCTTCGGCGCGCCCTCGCCGCCGCAAGCCGTGACGTCGGGCGCTTCGATGCTGACGCTACGCGGTCTGCGACGCGCTCCACGTCGGCCATCGGCCGGGCATGGCAAGGGCTCACCGGTGCGATCCGTCGCGCGGTGGGCACTGGCACGACTGAGATCGCCAGCGCCGAGGATGCACGTCGGCGCGCGGTCCTGAACACCTCGGCGACCGTCGAGAGGTCGCTCCGCTCCGAGCTCCGACTGCGGCGCGACAACGCCAGGGAGGCCCGGCGGTCCGGGGGAGGTGGCGGGCGCGGTCGAGGTGGAGGCGGAGGCGGCGGGATGATGGCCGCCGGCGGTGCGGCGCTGCTCGCTGGGGCGAGCGACGCGTTCGGACGTGCGCGGGGGTTCGCGTCGGCCGGCGGCGTGCGCTCGACCGAGGACCTCGCCCGGGTCACCGCGGAGATGCGCCAGCGGGAGATCCGGCTCTTCAACCAGGCCGAACTCTCCCCCGAGGCCGCTGCCGCCGCCCATGACCGCGTGCTGTCCGTGGCCTCGAGCAGCGGCATGGACCCGACCGAGCTCATGGCGGGCCTCGAGGCTGCGCAGGCGCGCTTCAACAACCTCGGCACGGTGCTCGACAACCTCTCCGGCTTGGCCGACGTGGCGCGCACCACCGGCGCGTCGTTCGATGCTGTGGTCGAGGCGACGAGCGTCGCGGAACGGCAGTTCAACCTCACCAGCGAGGAGACGGCGCGCTTCACGGACATGATGGTTGAAGCGGGCAACACGGGCTCGATCGACGCAGCCAACCTCGCAGGTTCGTTCGGCGCGGCGCTCGGCGAGATCCGTCGAGGGACCGCGATGGGCGGGCTCGAGGGCGCGCGCCAGGCGCTGGGCGTGGCGGAGGTGCTCGGGTCCGGCGACGTGTCCCCCGACGAGGCCGCGACCCGCTCCGTGCGGTTCATCGCGTCGCTCAACAACTCCGAGGTGCAGGGGCGCCTCCGCCGGAACGGCGTGAACGTGAACGACGCGGAGGGCGCGATGCGGCCCATCGAGGAGATCATCGCCGACCTCTCTCGGGTCAACCCGCGCTCGCTGCGCGGCATCTTCCGAGAGGAGCGCGCGAGCTCGGCCGCGGGCATCCTCACGACCGCCTTCCGCGACAACCCGGAGATGGTCTCCAACATGTTCTCGGTGAGCGGAGAGGGCGGGCGGAGCTTCGTCGAGCGCACGGCGGTGGCCCTCGACGAGGACCCGTCGAGCAGGTTCTTGAGGCAGGGAACGAACCAGGTGGTCGACTTCATGCGCGAGGGCGACCCGGCAGCGGTCTGGGGAGGCGCGGCCGACGTGAACTCGCCGATCACCTCTTGGATGGCCGAGAATCCGATCCTGTCTCAGTTCCTCGGCGTCGCCGGCACGATGGTCTCGGCGCTGGGCGGCATGGCCGCGATGCAGTCGGTCATGGGCGCTGGGGGCGGTGCAGCTGGGGGCGGACTTCTCGGCACGCTGGGCGCCTGGGGCACGGGGGCCCTCACCATGGGAGGTCTTGCCACCGGCGTCGGAGCTGCAGGCGCCGTCACGCTCGTGGCCGCCGACGCGGGTGACTCGGGCGCCTCGCTCGACATTGCGTCCCGAGACCGGGCCATCCGACGCGAGCTCTCGCCAGAGGCGAGCGCGGCCTACGAGGAGAGCCTCGGAGCGGCGGGCAGCGTCGGCCGCGGGACTGCCCTCATGGGGGCGATCGAGAGCCGAGGAGCGACGTCGCTGGACGCGGCGACCATCCGAGCCCTGGCAGCCGCCATCGGGATCGAGGTGAGCCGCGCGTCTACGACCACGCCGCCGGCTGGCGGGCGCTCGACCGGTGAGCCGGGGAGGCGCTCATGAGCTTCTGGGAATCGCTGTCCGACGCGCAGCTCGCTGACGTGAGCTTCCCCGTGAAGGCTCGCTCGTTCACGGGCGGCTACGACTTCGCCCGGGTGCGGCGACCCTACCGGAACGGCCAAGAGACCGACCGCACGGGTAGGCGGCCCCTCGTCTTCAAGCTGGTCGTCGAGCTCTGCCGCGACGTGGACGAAAGCCACTACCCGGACCGGTACCAGGAGCTGCTCGACGTGCTCACCCGGGACTCGGCGCCCATCGAGTACGCGGACCCCATCCTCGGATCCTTCGGCGTCGAGGTGGCCGAGTACTCCGTAGACGAGGAGGCCCAGGGCATCGACAGCGCGACGCTGCAGATCACGCTCGAAGAGGTCTCGAGCGACGACTTCTCCTCGTCGGTGGTGCCCCAACGTCTACCCGGGAGCGCGGCCATCGCGTGGGCCCTCGAGCTGGACACGGAGCTTGCTGAGGCGGGCGTGGCCGATGCCGACGTGACCAGCGCCATGGAGGCCAAGGGCGTAGCGCCCAAGGCTGGCGAAAGCGTGGGCGCGGGCAGCGTCTTTGCTGACACCGTCTCCACGTTCCAGGCCCGGTTCAGCGTGGGCGCCGCCGTCGCGTCGGAGGTCGAGCGTGCGGTGGACGTGGTCCGGCTGCGCGTCGGCGCCGTGATGTCGATGCCGCAGCTCGGCACGTCCAAGGGCTACCCCGCGCGTGCTGCCGCGCTGCTCCTGCTCGACTCGGTGACAGGCCAAGCCGATCGGCTCATCGCGCGGCAGGTGCCGATGGTCGACGCGGTCCTCGGCGCCGCGTCGGGGGCCCGAGAGCTCGCGGTGAAGCGGTACGGGTCGGCCGACCTCGCGGGCGAACTGGTGAGGCGCAACGGCGGTCGGCGGCCGTGGTCCTACCCCGCTGGCGCGACGGTGCGGATGCCCCTCCGATGATCGACGAGGTCACGATCGACTTCGGCGCCCAGACGGTGACCGGATGGACCAGCTACGAACTGGCGAGCGACTTCCTCACGCCGGCCGACTCGTGGACGGTGACCCTCCCCCTGTCGGGGTCAGCCCAGGCGCGCCGCGACCTGCGGCAGCTGATCCGGACCGACTCCGGCCTCCGTTGCTTCGTCTACATCCAGCGCTCCGACTCAACGGACCGCGCGCAGCAGCTCTCCGGCATCGTCGACAACGTCTCCACCGAGGGCTCGATCGAGGGCGCTACGCTGAGGGTGCGCGGCCGGGACAACGGGGGACTGCTCGCGAGCGCGAGCGCGGACCCGAGCGTCGTCATCGACGAGGACACGGGACTCCTCGACGCGATCCGGACCATGGTCGAGCCGTTCGGGATCGAGGTCGTCGGGGAGGGCGTCCCCTCGAGGACGCTCCTCACCGGCGCAAGGGTGAGCGGGACGCGGGCAGGACTGATGCGCACCGCGGCACGAGACCGCGGCGTGGCCCGCAGCTCGGCGCGCGCCGACATGGTTTTTGATGGGAGCGGTACCGACGGCGACGAGCGCCCGGGGTCAGCAGCTGCGCGTGCTCGAGCGCGGCGCGGTCATGGGTCGGGCCTCAGCGGCCAAGACGTGGAGGCCGTCCGCGTGGCGGACGCGAAGCCGGACGTTGGGGAGACCGTGTGGGACTGGATCGACCGCCACGCGCGGCGCTTTGGGGTCATGCCCTGGATCGGCGCGGACGGTCGCCTCGTGGTGAGCGCCCCCAACTACGACCAGGAGCCCCTCTTCTCCCTCGCCCGCTACCTCGGCGACGACCGGCGCAACAACATCGTGTCTGGGGGCCTCGAGGAGAGCCTCGAAGCGCAGAGCTCGGTCGTGACGGTCTACGGGCGCACGGGAGGTCACGACGCGACGCGCAGCGCCCACGTGGGCCGAGCGGAGAGGTCGCCGGCGCTGATGCCTCTTCATCGGCCCCTGACGATCCACGACCCGAGCGCACGGAGCGACGAGGAGGCGCTGCGTCGGGCACAACGCGAGCTCGCCAGGCAGAACGAGCAGGCGGCGGCGCTCGAGTACGAGGTGTACGGGCACGGCCAGGGCCCGCACCTCTACGCGGTGGACACCGTCGTGGACGTCGTGGACGAGGAGATCGGCGTCGAGGGCCTCTACTGGCTCGCCGGCAGGACGTTCCGCGGCGACCGGGAGCGGGGTCGGAGGTCGGTTTTGAAGCTTCTCCCCCTTCGGTCGATCGTCCTGTGATTCATGGGCGCTCGTGAGGCGATGTTCGGTGCGCTGGCTGGCCTGTTCGACTTCGGACGGGTCACGGCGACGGGCCTTTCTGCGACGGCCAAACAGGTCCTTGCGACCATCGAAGGGAACGACGACGGTCGAGGGGGGGTCGAGCGCGTGCGAAACCTGCCGCTCTGGGGCCACGCCGCTCTGCTCTTTCGGCCGAAGGCTGCGACGAGTTCGCCCGATGGCGTGTGTGAGGTGTTCTACGTCCGCCGCGGCGACGAGCTCGTCCCCGTAGCAAGCCGCGACCTGCGCTGGCAGGTGGAGCTCGAAGAGGGCGACGTCGTGCTGCGGAACATGGATGGTACCAAGCCGGTGAGGCTCTGGCTGAAGGCAGACGGGACCGCGCTTCTCGAGGCCGACACCATCAAGCTTGGCGACTCAGGGGCGACCGAGAAGATCGGCCTCGGGACCGCCATCAAGAACCACTTCAACGCGATCGACTCGCACCTGAGCTCGCTACGGACGGCGCTCATCGGGCACGTGCACCCGGGCGTGACCGTGGGAGCCGGCAGCACGGCGGTATCGCCTGGCCTCGCTGCGCTGGCGACCCCGCCGTCGGTTCCCGACGTCGAGTCCCGCCATCTCGTGGAGAATTGAGGTGGCCGCCGCTCGCCGCTGGATCGAACCTCTGACCGGCGACTACGTCGTCGAGCGCGGAGGCCCCCGCAGCGACTCGACGCGGGCGTCTCAGGTCTTGCTGAGGCTCCGGATGAAACGCGGCACGTGCGCGGTCAGGCCGCAGCTCGGATCGCGCCTGCACACCATTCGGAAAGCCACGGCCGGGGCCGCGCGCCTCGCCGACGGGTACGCGCTCGAGTCGCTCGACGACCTGATCCGGAGCGAGGCGATCCGCAACGTCCGCGTCACCTCCACGGTCTACGTGCAGCCCGCGGCCATCGGGATCGAAGTCGCGTTCGAGGACTCGTCGAGCGAGACGCGGACCGTGACCTACACCTCTCAGATCGGAGGTGCCTGATGCCGCTGACCACGTTCTCGAACGAGGAGCTCGCGCAGATTGGGCGCGGCGCCGTGCGCGGCTTGGTGACTGGCGCGGACACGAGCGACGGGAGCGACTACGACGTCTCGACGCGCATGGTCGCCGCGGTCGCCGAAGGGACGCAGCACCAAGCGCAGCACATCGTCGAGCAGATCTTCCCGAGCTCGTCCGACAGCGAGTCCCTGGTCCGCCACCTGGTCGAGCGTGGGATGGCCCGCCTTCAGCCCGCCGCTGCCACGGGTGCGGTCATCCTCACGGCCTCGAGCGGCACGCCTACGCAGTCGGACGGGTCACTGCTCACCCATGCGGACGGGACCGAGTACGAGCTCGACGGCCCCGCGACCGTCGCCCTCCCGGCGTGGACCGGCAAGACCGTCGTCAGCGGCAGCGGGCGGCGGCGGATCATCGTCGCCCCGAACACCAGCGGCATGACCGCGCTCGACCTGGTGACCATCAACGGGCAGGTCCGCGCGATCGAGGCCGTCCTCTCCTCGGTGAGCTGCATCGACCTATCCGAGCCGCTCTCCGCCGCCCCCACGGGGGCGATCACCGCCACCCGCGG